GATGAAACTAATATCAAAGACGTTATACGTGCTTTTGAAGATATACTAAATAATTTAGACAAGTATGCTCAAAAGACAAGTGAAAAGATTATTAGAGAAGGTTTAAAACATTTAGATAACAACTATTCTAAAAGGTTTAAAGATCCTAATATCACAGATATAAATACTAGATATGAAAAAATAGATGATGGTTACGAATTAATCTCAGAAGGTAAAGATGTTATATATGAAGAGTTTGGTACGGGTGATGAAGGTCAGAAAAAACCACATCCAGTTAAATCGAAATATAATCTAAATGATTATAATAGTGGGCAATATATAAGAAATGTTTCTGATTATGATGAAAACTCATATACTTATGATGATTTACACGCTATGGGTATAACATCTGGTAAATTCTGGAGATACAAAAAAGGTGATACATTATATTATACACAAGGTGTTCCTAGTGGTAGAGAAATGTGGGATACTAGAAATCATATAATAAAAGAAATTATACCAAAAGCTGAAAAGGAATTGGGGGTAGAATTACGTGAGAAGTTTGAGAGAGCAGTTAAAAAATGATATAAAAGAATTGTTTGAAAACAATCAAGAATACCCTGAATTTAACGATATAATTGTAAAAGATAAATATGAGAAATATCCTGAGATAACATATCCGATTATCACAATAGATGAACTCAACAATGAAAATGTTGAAAGGTATTTCAACGATAGTGGAGAGCAAGTTAGTTATTTGAGTTATCAAATAAGAATTGATTGTGAGCAGACAGAGGAACATACTGCTTGGGAAAACGTTGATATTATAGGTAATATTATAGATGAATATATGGGTGGAGAAAGATATTATTGTTTGAGAAGAATAGGAAACTTCGCAAAATATCCAATGCAAAATGATGACAATGTCATAGTTGGTTATTTGCGTTACGAATGTAATTTAGATTTAAATACAAATACTATTTATAGGAGGTAATAATATGGCAATTGATTTATCAACAGCAGGAGTACAATTATGGTATGCTGTAGAAACTACGAGTGGTACTAGGCCTACAAGTGGTTATACAAGAATTAGAGGGGTAAAGTCAACACCAAGTTTGAATCCAGCTCCAGACACACTTGAAACTACAACTTTAGACGAAACTGAATATAAGACTTATATTGATGGTTTAAAAGACTTGGGTGGTGCGTTAGAGTTTACATTTAACTTAACGGAAGAATTGATAACTAATTGGGAAACTTTAATGGATGCTTATAATGCTGGTAAATTGGCAAATAAAGCTACTTGGTTTGCGATAGTTGTACCAGGTTTAACTAAGGCATTTTTCTTTACAGGAAATCCTAGTGAAATGGGACTACCTGAAACAGAAGTTAATACTGTTTTGGAGATTACAAATTATATTACACCAACAAATGCGCCAGCAAAATTCAATAAACCAACAGAATCTATTTCTGGGTAAATAAATTGAGAAAAGGATGTGTAGAAATTGAATACAAAGATTAACTTAACATATAACGGCATTGACTATGTTCTAGAATATAATAGAATGTCAATAAAAATGATTGAAAGAGAAGGTTTTGTGTTAGAAAATTTTTCAAACCAACCAATGAATATGATTGGTTTAGCTTTTAGAGGAGCTTTCTATAAAAACCATACTAACATATCACAGTCATTAGTTGATGAAATTTATAGTCATTGTACAGATAAAGAAAAATTAGTAGCAAAAATAGTAGAAATGATAACAGAATGTTATAGCTCTCTAACCGATGAACCAAAAGGTGATGAGGGAAACGCAACGTGGGAAGTAGTGGATCTATCTCCAAAAGTAGAGACATTGTAGAGTCTACTTCTCTTACAAAACTTTTTGAACACGAATGTCCTTATTATATGTCATACGGTATGAGTTATGATGAGTATTGGTATGGAGATGCTTATCTAGTGAAATTTTATCGTGACAGTTATAAGTTGAAAATGCGATATGATGACGTGTTTATGTGGAAGCAAGGCATGTATATATACGAGGCACTTTGTGATGTATCTCCTATATTACATGCTTTTTCTAAAAAAGGAACAAAACCTCTACAATATCGTACCAAGCCTATGAGTGAAGAGATGCGAGAAAACAAAACTGAAAAGGAAAAAGATATTCAAATTAAACAAGAAAGAATGAAAGCTAGAATATTTTTTGAAAGATGGGCGAGGGCAACAAAAAAACATTTTGAAAATCAATAGACTGAGGTGATTTTATGAACATGGATACTATTGTTTTAACGTTAAAGTCTGTTGTGTCAAAAATGACAAACGATTTAAAGGAAACAATCGCAGAATGGAAAAAATATGATAATGAAACTACTAAGGTAGCAAATAGTTTAAATAGTATAGCGACTGCTAACAAAAGTGTAAATGATAGTTTTAAAGCATCAAAACAAAGTGTTAGCGAGATGTCAAAAGAACTACAAAAAATGCAGAGTGTGTATAAGACACACTTAAAGGTGTTTAACGAAGACGGCCGAGGCGATAATAAGCACGCTACATATAACCCTACTAAAGATACTGCTAAATTTGACCCTGATGCGGTGCAAGTTATAACACAGGAATCTTTGAATGAAGAAAAAAGAAAAATTGATGAATTAACTGCTAAAATAAAAGAATTTGGTTATAGTGTTGATGGACAAGGTGGTAAGAGATTACCAACTAATGTTGTACCAAAAGAAGCTGTAGATAATGTTAAAAAACTTGGGAATAACGCAAAAGATTCAGAACATAAAATAAGTAGACTACGTTCTGTTATGAAATCTTTAGGTAGTGTATCTAAGTATATTGGTAGTAAAGGTTTCGATTTTTTACGAGAAAAGTTTAGTGGTTTTGGTAAAACTGTTGAGAAAAACGTAGATGGCAATTTAAAACATTTGAAAAAATTAGCATTAGGTTTGATAGGTGTTAGGACAGCTATGTCTGTTTTAACGAAATCGGTTAACGCTTATTTGTCTTTCGATAGTGATTTACAAGATTCTTTAACAAACTCATGGAATACATTGGGTTCTTTACTTGCCCCTGCTATAGAATTGGTTGCTAGATTATTTGCTATAGCAACATCATACGTTGCACAATTTGTAAGTGCTTTGACTGGAATAGACTTAGTTGCTCGTGCTAATGCAAAAGCACTACAAAGTCAAGCTAAAGCAAATGCAAAAGCAAACAAAGAAGCACAACGTGGTTTATTAGGAATGGATGAAATAATCAACTTACCTACCGAACCTAGTAATGGTGGAGGAATCGAAGCTAATCAAATAAAAATCGATGATACTATAAAATCTTTTAAAGGTTTAGATGAGATATTAAGACATCTAAAAGAAGGTCAATGGCATCTTGTTGGTGAAGATATTGCTAGAGGTATTAATAAATTATTAAAAAGTATTAATTGGACTAGTTTAAAAGAAAAAGCATATAAAGTTGGTTATAATTTTGCTGATTTTTTAAACGGATTATTTGAAGTTGATTGGAGCCAAATAGGTAGAACAATAGCTGAAAGTTTCAATACTTTTACAAATTTAATAAAAGGTTTTGTTGATAAATTTAGTTTTATTCAATTAGGTAAAGGTATGGGAAACATGTTTAATCATGCTTTCTTAGATATAGATTGGAATACGTTAGTAAATACGATAAATAAAGGTATACAAGGTGTTGGAGATGGTATTTCTATTTTCCTAAAAACATTTAAATGGGGAGATATTGGTAAAGCATTTGGAGAGTTTGTTGCTAATATTGATTGGGGGAATATGTTATTCCAAGCTATTAAAGTATCTATTTTGGCAATTAGTGGTTTAACAGAATTTATAACAAGTTTCTTTGAAGGATTATTCAGCAGAGTAGCTAATCAAATATATGGAAAAGTTAATGAGATATTTGTTAACTTACAAAACAATACAATAAATTTCAATGGTTGGTTGGAAAGAGCTGGAAGAGGTGTTGTTAAGAGTGTTGCGAACGTCTTTATTAGTACACTAAACAACATGATTAGAAAATTCAACACTTTCATAACACCATTTAGAGCGTTGATAGTTGCCTTTGGAAAAGTCACAGGTAAAAAGTGGAGTTTAGATAATATTTCATTACCAACAATACCAATGTTGGAAGTTGGTACTCCAGAGATTGAAACGGAAGGATTGTACCATTTACACGAAGGTGAGATGGTTGTTCCTAAAAGGTATAACCCTAATACAGATGGTTATGATGGTAGTAGAGATAATAGACAGATTATAGACTTATTAATTTCGTTAAATGCCAATTTCTTAGACTACGCCAATAGGCCTATTGATATATCTATGAATGGTAAAAAGGTTGCAGAGGGAATTTATGATGATATGCAAATGATTGATAAAAATAAAAACAGATCCAACGTGATAGTAAGGAGTTGATGATATGGCTTTATTAGAAGTTAGTGTTGATAATAAACAGAG